ATCAGTTTGGTGATAAGATAGCAAATTATGTAGGTTCTGATGACCCTAATATGAAAGCATTAGGTTATGCAGGTATTAAAACTGCAATAGGATTGGATGAAGGTTTATCTTTTGAAGAATCTATATACAGAGGTGGTAGAGAGTATTTTGATAGAGGTGGTCAAATACCTGACTTTGGTGAGATTACTGGTTCATTAGACTTTAGTAAATTAAATTTACCAGATTTAAGTGTTGATATGCCTGATTTGAATATGACTGATTGGCTTAAGTCTATGAATATTGATGTATCTAATATTTTTGATAATTTTGAATTACCTGAAATAAAGTCAATGGATTTAGACTGGGCTAAGTTAAATATTGGTGATTATGATTTTAGTCAGCTAAAAGATATATTCAATACTCAAGGTATTTCTGTTCCTGATATGCCTGATTTAGGTGTAGATTTAAGTGAAATAGATTTAGGTAAATTATTTGACTTTACATTAGGAGAAAGTGTAAATATTGAAACACCTCAGAAATCAAAACTAGCACAACTTGCAGAGCAACAGCAAGAAGAAGATACATTTGAAAATCCTTTACTAGGTAAAAACCCATTATTACAAACTGAAGAGCTTCCTATATCTAGGCAGTTATTATCCTCACTTAATTTAGGTACAACGGTATGACATATTTACAATTAGTAAACGCTGTAATGAGAAGACTTCGTGAAGAAGAAGTTACTACTATTAATGAAACAGATTACTCAACATTAATATCAGACTTTGTTAATGATGCTAAACGTCTTGTAGAAGATGCTTGGGATTGGACAGCACTACGTGACACTACTACTATTACAACTGTAGTAGGTACGGCAGATTATTCTCTGACAGGTTATGGACAAAGAAGTAAAGTATTATATGTACACAATGATACTGATAATAACGTAGTAAACTTACAATCACTACAATATATGAATAAGCAGAATCTAATGACTGATGATGCTACTGGTACTATACAAGGCTATGCTATTAATGGTTTAGATGGTAACGGTGATATTAAGATTAAGTTTTATCAAACACCTAATGCAGTAAAGTCTATTAAAGTACACGGTGTTAAAAGACCAGATTCTTTAGGTGCTGATGCTGATACTGTATCTGTTCCTACAAGTCCTATTATTAACTGGGCATATTCTTATGCACTTAGAGAGCGTGGTGAGACTGGTGGTGAATCTGGAGCAGAACAAGCAATCTTTGCACAGAATGATTTAGCTACAGCAATATCATTAGATGCAGGACAACATCCTGAAGAATTAATTTGGAGTTATGTGTAAATGGCTAAGCCTTTACAGAGTGTTGCTATTCAAGCTCCGGGATTCTTCGGACTTAATACACAAGACTCACCTACAGCATTATCTGAGCAATTTGCACTAGATGCTACTAATTGTGTTATTGACCAGTTTGGTAGAGTAGGTGCTAGAAAAGGATGGAGTTACGTAACAACTACTAATCCTGATGATATAGTACATATTAGTGAGTATGTACAAGAAGATGGAACTACAGAAACAATTAGTGCATCAGCTACTAAAATATATAAAGGTACTACAACACTAACAGATATTACTCCAGCAAGTTATACAGTAGGTGATGGTGTATATGATGCAGCTACATTAAACAATAAACATTATTTGTTTAGAAATGATAGCAAACCTCTTGTGTATGATGGTACTAACTGTGTAGCTATTGAAGACCACGCAGACTATTCTGGTACAGTACCTCAAGCAGATATAGTAATGTCAGCATTTGGTAGATTATGGGTAGCAGATACTTCTAGTGATTCTACAGTAGTGTACTGGTCAGACTTACTAGTAGGTATGAAATGGGATACTGGTTCATCTGGTTCTATTGATGTATCTAAAGTATGGGCAGATGGTGCAGATACTATTACTGGACTTGCATCACATAATGGTGTATTAATTATATTTGGTAAAAGACAGATACTATTATATACAGGTGCTGAAGACCCAGCAACTATGCAATTAGGTGATACTATTGTAGGTATTGGTTGTATTGGTAGAGATACTATACAAAGTACAGGTAGTGATTTAATATTCTTATCTGATACAGGTGTTAGAAGTTTAGCACGTACAGTACAAGAGAAGTCTGTACCAATGACTGACTTAAGTGCTAATATACGTTCTACATTAAGTTCGTATTTACTTAGTGAAACAAGTAACATTATATCTGTATACTCACCAGAAGAAGCATTTTATTTATTACACTTACCTACATCACAGCAGACATATTGTTTTGATACTAGAACGCCATTAGAGAATGGCACATATAGAACTACAGTATGGGATAGTATTAATCCACAAGCAATGTGTAGAACTAGAACAGGTGATTTATTACTAGGTAAAGTTGATGGTATTGCTAAGTATGATGGTTATCAGGATAATGGTGTAAGTTATCAAATGTCATACTTTACTAACTATATTGACTTTGGTGTACCATCTAATTTAAAACTATTAAAGAATTTAAAAA